ATTTAGACTATGTTGTAGAACAATGGGCTAAAGATAACGAACTTGCTATCGAGCAAGGTTTGAAAGCTGAACTAACAGAAGACTTTATGTCTGGATTAAAGAATCTTTTCGAAGATCATTACATTGATATTCCAGAAACAAAAGTAGATGTAGTTGAAGAGCTTGCAGCTAAGAACGAAGAGTTACAATCTCAATTGAATGCTGAAATGGAAAAGAACATGGAAGCTAAAAAAGCAATTGAAGAAAATGATCAACAAAAGATTATTGATGAAGTAACTGAAGGTTTAGCTGAAACTCAAAAAGAAAAGTTTCAAACTCTAGCCGAAGGTGTTGAGTTCAAAGATAAAGAATCGTTTCAAAAGAAACTATCAATAATTAAAGAAAGTTATTTCTCTGTCGATAATGATAAAGAAGTAGCTGATTTAGTGGGTGAAACTGATGAACCTCTTGATGAAGAGGCGAAACCTGAAGGATCTTCTATTGATCCGAAGATGGCAGGCTATGCAGCAGCTATCTCAAGGTCTCTAAAGAAGTAAGTATATTATAAATATTATATAACAAAGAAAAGGCTGACTTTTCAAAATTTTAACCAATTAGGGAGAAACATAAAAATGTCTTATATTACAGAAGAGCTAGTGAACAAATGGCAGCCAGTCCTTGAACATGGGGATCTTGACCCTATTAAAGATCCACATAAGCGTCAGGTTGTTGCCACTTTACTAGAAAACCAAGAAAACGCGGCTCGTGAAGCTGCTTCTGGTTCTGGCGGATATTCTATGCCTTCGCTATTAGGTGAGGCCGCTCCAACTAACGCAATGGGAGCATCATCATCTACAGCTGGCGACGGTTCAGTAGACATATTTGACCCAGTTCTAATCTCACTTGTAAGAAGAAGTATGCCTAATCTTATTGCATATGACATCTGTGGTGTCCAGCCAATGACTGGTCCAACAGGTCTTATTTTTGCTTTAAGATCTAGACTACAAGATCAAACAGGTGATGAAGCATTATTCAACGAAGCTAATACTTCACACTCAGCTATCGGATCTCAAGCTGCAAATACATCTAACTTCGGTGGTGTACTTGACGGCGCTGCAGGTACTGATCAAGCTGGTAACGATCCAACAGCTAGAGCATCTGGTTCTGGTTACACACTACACCAAGGTATGTCTACAGCAACAGCTGAAGCATTAGGTGACAGTGCTGCTAACTCGTTTGCAGAGATGGCTTTCTCAGTAGAGAAAGTTTCTGTTACTGCAGTATCAAGAGCTCTAAAAGCAGAATACACAATGGAACTAGCACAAGATCTTAAAGCAATCCACGGTTTGGATGCTGAATCAGAACTTGCTAATATCCTTTCTGCTGAGATACTAGCTGAGATTAACAGAGAAGTAGTAAGAACAATCAACTATACAGCTACTGCTGGAGCACAATCAAATGTGTCTTCTGCTGGTACATTTGACTTAGATGTAGACAGTAACGGTAGATGGTCAGTTGAAAGATTTAAAGGTCTAATCTTTCAAATTGAAAGAGAAGCTAACCAAATCGCCAAGTCAACAAGAAGAGGTAAAGGTAATGTATTGATCTGTGGATCAGACGTTGCTTCTGCACTTCAAATGGCTGGTGTTCTTGATTACACTCCTGCATTATCTTCGAATCTAAACGTTGATGACACTGGTAACACATTCGCTGGTGTACTTAACGGAAGAATCAAAGTATATGTAGATCCATATTTCTCAAGCGCATCTGGTAGTCAATACTTTACACTAGGATATAAAGGTGCATCTGCATTCGACGCAGGTCTATTCTATTGTCCTTATGTACCACTACAGATGGTAAGAGCAGTTGGCGAGAATACATTCCAACCAAAAATCGGGTTTAAAACTCGTTATGGAATCGTCGCTAACCCATTTGCAACTTCAAATGCTGATGGTGCTATTGCATTCGCTAAGAAGAATATCTACTATAGATTCGTGATCGTTAATAACTTAATGTAATTTCGATTACACTTCGAACTAAAAAGGGAACTTCGGTTCCCTTTTTTTTTGCCTAAAAAACAGATAAATAGTATTATGAGCGCATTTGATAAACAACCAGATAACCAAAACTTTTTATCACCACTAGGTTTTAGATTTATTATAGATAAATTACCTATAGTAAACTACTATTGCCAAACGGCCTCTTTACCTTCTGTACAGTTACAAGAAACAGAAATACCAAACCCTTTAGTTAGAATACCTTTAGCTGGAACAAAGCTAACATATGCTCCACTAGATATTAGATTTAGAGTAGATGAAGATATGAATAACTACCTTGAGATCTATAATTGGATGCTTGGTCTGGGAACACCAACAGATATATCACAATACAAAAATCTTAATAAAGATGGAAAAAGACCTACTGCTGGTACAGGTAAAATGGGTAATGTTATGCAGGGTGTTTTTAGTGATGGAACATTGGTAATTTTAACAAGTGCACAAAATCCAAACAAAAGGATCCAATTTGTAGACTTATATCCAATCAACTTATCCCCACTTCAATTTGATGTTACAGGTTCAGATGTAGCATACATAGAAGCTGACGTTACTTTCAATTATAGACAATTTACTGTTGAATCTGCTTAACTTTTGTTATATAATAACAATATGAAGTTAGAAGAACTACTAGACCTATGGAAGAACGATAGTAAAGTTGATGATGTTGACCTGGATACTGAAAGTCTCAAAATACCAGAGTTACATGGTAAATACTTGAAGTATCTTTATGATGCAAGGATCCAACTTAGAGCGTTGAAGATTAAACAAAAATCCTTATCTAATAAGTTGGGACAATACTACAGGGGTGAATTGAATAACCCAGAAGATATTAAAGAATTGAATCGTGAACCCTGGCCAAAAGTTGTATTAAAGCAAGACATACCTGAGTATGTTAGTGCTGATCGAGATATGATGTCTTTACAGTCAAAGATAGCATATCAAGAAGAACTTGTTGGATGTTGTGAAGATATATTGAAAAATATTAATAACAGAGGGTTTCAAATTCGTGCAGCCATTGACTGGAGAAGACTTACACAATTCGGTGGAGGGTAATTTAGTGATTATCGAACCAGTGAACGAAGTACATTCAAGAGTTATAGCAGACAATGGAATCAAGCAAGAGTTAGTAGATTACTTTACATTTGAAGTACCAGGTGCTAAATTTATGCCGGCCTATAGAAATAGATATTGGGATGGTAAAGTTAGATTATATAATGGTCAAACAAAACTAATATATAAAGGTCTAATAGATTACTGTGTTAAGTTCGCTGAGGATCGTGGGTATAAAGTTCAGAAAAAAGTTGAGAAAGTACAGCCACAAGAGATAGAAACATATCATTTAGACTTACCATTAAAACCAAGAGACTACCAATTAAACACGTTTAGAACCTGTATAAACGCTCAGAGACGACTTATATTGTCACCCACAGCTAGTGGTAAGAGTTTAGTAATTTATATGTTGACACAGCACTATAAACAGGATAAAGTATTAATAGTTGTTCCTACAACAAGTTTAGTATATCAAATGAAGACAGATTTTGAAAGTTATAATTGTAAAGAAGGTATCCATACTATAATGAGTGGTAAGGAAAAAACAACAGATGATAGATTAGTTATTAGTACTTGGCAATCAATATATAAAATGGATCCAAATTACTTTGATCAGTTTGATGTAGTTATTGGAGATGAAGCACATTTATATAAAGCAAAAAGTTTAACTAAGATAATGGAGAAGTTAAAGAATACAAAGTATAGATTTGGTTTCACTGGAACATTAGATGGATCACAAACACATAAGTTAGTATTGGAAGGTTTATTTGGTCCTGTATATCAACCTGTTACAACTAAGAAACTTATAGATGATAAACACTTAGCTGATTTCTTAATTAAATGTATTACATTAAAATATCCTGAACAATTATGTAAGCAAGCAAAAGATTATAAGTATCAAGACGAGATAGATTTTATTACAAAACATGAACCACGAAATAAATTTTTAAGCAAACTATCAATTGCTCAAGAAGGAAACACA